CAAAAATTGTAATTGTTAACTAACACAAGGAGTCAATAATGGCTAAAGAAAAAAAAGAAAAGCCAGTTATTAATCTTAATGGTAAAGAATATATCATTGAGGATTTAACTGACGAACAGAAGATGATGGTAAATCATATAAACGACATACAAAACAAACAAGCATCTAATGGTTTTATTGCAGACCAACTAAGAGTAGGTCACGATGCATTTGTTAAGATGTTGAAAGAGTCGTTAGAATCTGAAGAGGTTAAAGAAGAAGAATGATGTTGCTATCAATGGTACTTATTGCATCTGCATTATTAACATACTTAGTTGTATGGGAGAGTTATAATAAATAATGCTTATAAGGAAAAGTTCTCAGGGTCATTATTTACGATTGTACAGAAACAGTACTCCCGGTGTTACTAGGAAAAAGACATACCCAGACGGTACGACTGAGACCCTGACTTATCCTTCTAGGTATAAATACTTCTTGGTTGTAGATGGTGAGATTGTCCAGAGAAGTGATAGTTGGGCAACGATTGAACAGGCTTACGTTGATAAATGTGATGATAGTCATGGTGGAGGTCATGGTAGACTAGACCCCGGACACCATCATCTTATTAATTGTGTGGCTACGTCACAGTCTGATTATCCTACGATGGATAATACAAAAGCAGAGATACAAAATTTTTACGATAAACGAGGTATTTCATACTCTAGTTCAGAAACTAAATCAGAGTTGCTATCAAGGATAGTTCCAATGATGGCTGGGGATGAAGAAGTCTCAAAACATATAAAGGTATAGATATGAAAAAGATAATGGCTTTTTTAATGGCTTTTTCTTTTATTAGTGCAAATCCACCTAGTTCAGTTCAGTATGAGCAGTTAGCGTCTAGCGAGGAAATTAAAAAGAAAAAGAAAAAAGGCAAGAAAAAAATTAAAGGAAAGGGTAAGAAAAAGAAGAAAGGCTTTTTCTCAAAGGTATTTGGTTCCAAGTAATGAGTCTTTATAAATATACACAGAAAGAAGCATCTAATCTATTAATAGGTCAGAATGGTTTCGATGTTATAGGAGAACACGATACTACTGTTGTTAATCCAGATACAGGTTCTTGGATTGCTATACAGGCGTTGGGTAAGGATTCTAGTGGTACGACTGAGTTTCTTAAAATAAAGGTTACATCTAATATAGGGGATAATATAGATTCATTTGTAAATCTAATACCCGGAGAGATACTTTATGGTAACTTTAGTGGGATTGTAAACCACACAGATTCTACAGCGGTATGCATAGCTTACAGAGGGTAAGAAGAACCTATAGAATGGAAAGAAGACTTAAGATGAAAAAACTTTCTATGTGGCAAAAAATTAAAAATTGGTTTAAAAAATATTTTGAATAATAAAATAAAAAAGGAGAGCTGTCAAGTTGTTAGTACGAGTTATGATATCCCTGTTAAATACATTAATGCTAAGCGGTTGCAGTCAAGGTTGGAGCGTAGCGAATCTAGAGCTCACACCTCAGGATACAGTTACAAATACGGTTTTTATAGAAGTAATGGGGACTGACTCAGTTTTGCATTATTATCATGGTAGAATTTATGAAACTTCTAATTGGTGTTGGGTTCATCACCAGTATGAAGATGTGGCTAAATGAGTGGGAAACCTGATACCGCTAGAAGTTATCGCACTGCTATTCTTGATGATAACGCCATTGTCAGTATTAACCTTAAGTGGCTTACTCAAGGATGTGTTCTCATTGCAGTTTTGGTCTATGGCTATTGGCAAATTGAAAACAGAATTAAATCACTTGAAAATAAAGTTGCTAATGCTAATGAACAAATTGGGGATTTACTTAATAAACATATCGTGGAAGAAAGGACTCAAAGAGAAGAGTTGGCAGAGAAAGTAGCATTTTATGAAAAAGAATTGAATTTAAACCCATTTAGTTGGGGTAAAAAAAAGAAAAAATGATAATGTTAATTTATACATCAAACTTGTCGGTTGACGAATTACAGGAATTAACTATATGTTTTTGGGAAAACAAGGAGTTTAATCCTTATATAATAATAGCGGAGACATAATGGATTTTATGGCAGTATACGGAGAGGCTGGGATGATAGGCGTTGTTGGGGTAATGTTCGTCTATCTAGTAATCTCTTTATCTAAGAAGAGTGAGGCACAGCAAGAGGCTTTAGAGAATTTAAAAGTAGAAAATAAAGGTCAAAGCGAAACCCTTGAAAATATGGAAGGTATGGTTATTAAGCTAATAAATAGATGGAATCAATCTGATGATAAGCTAGATAGAAAGTTTGATGCATTGACTAAAGAAATAAATGATTTAGATAATCAAGTATCTAGGATAGATGGTTCGCTATCTAGGATAAATGGAAAACATTAAAATGGATAGTTTGAAAGTTACTGGATTAAGTACAAGCTTAGGCTTTGTTTACTGGACAGATTTAATATCTGGTATATTAATGTGTGTTATGTTTGCAATACAAATTTATTATTTATACTTAAAAACAAAAAAGATAAAGGAAAGCTAATATGTTAATGAAAATGATAGCAGATGAATTATTATCTGATAAAACAGGTGATGAAATTATTGATGAAATTAATAAAGCTGTTGATATTCCAATCATCAGTGAAAAAACAGAAAAGGCTATATTAGAAGCTCTTTGGAAAATTATCAAAGGTGTTCTTCTTAAGAAGATTGGTGTATAATGCCTGCTAAGAAGGGTAAGAAAAAAGACTCTAGACTTAAAAGGGCTGGTGTCTCTGGTTATAACAAACCAAAGAGAACACCTAATCATCCCACTAAGTCACATATAGTTGTTGCCAAAGAAGGTAGTAAAATAAAAACAATACGCTTTGGTCAACAAGGTAAAAGAGTTGGTAAACTTTCAGGAACTGCTGGTAAACCTAAGAAGGGTGAGTCTGCTAGAATGAAAGCAAAGCGTAAATCATTTAAAGCTCGTCACGCTAAGAATATTGCTAGAGGTAAAATGTCAGCGGCTTGGTGGGCTAATAAGGTGAAATGGTAATGAATAAAAAAGTAAAAGCTCCTAATGGATATCATTGGATGAAGTCCGGTGCTGGTTATAAACTAATGAAAAACCCGAGAGGTGGTTATAAAGCTCATAAAGGTTCTAGTTTGATGGCTAACTTCAAGGTTCAAATGATTCACTCTAAATCAAAAAAGAAGGGAAAATAATATGAAACATAGTAAGTCACCATATGGTGGTAAAAAAATGATGAAGAAGAAAAAGAAGAAGATGGGAAAAAAGAAGAAGAAGTAATGGCTAGGAAAGTTAGTTGGAAATGGGGTGGCAAAACTTATTCTGGAACATTGATAAGAGAAACTAAGACTCATAAATATGCCAGAACAAAAAATGGTAAAATTAAAAAAATAAAAAAGTAATGGCTACAGCTAAGAAAAAAGACCCAAAAAAATGGGCTAGGGCGAAAGCAAGGGCTAGAGCTAAGATGGGTGGACACTCAGCTAGAGCTATGCAACTTGCAGTTAAGTACTATAAGCAAGCTGGTGGAAGATATTCTGGAAAGAAAAGTTCTGGTAATAAACTTTCAAAGTGGTCAAAGCAAAAGTGGGATTATGTCAGTAAGGGAGATAAGAAAAAACCAAAAAGAAAAAGAGGGCGTTACTTACCTGAGTCAGTTAGGAAAAGTCTCAGTCCCGGTCAGAAAAGTTCTACAAATAGAGCAAAAAGAAAAGCCTCTGCTTCAGGAAGAAGGAAGGCTAAATATAGTAAATCAATAGCAAGGAAGGTTCGTAATGCCTAGATTTGGAAAAAGAAGTAAACAGAGATTAAAAGGTGTAGACGCTAGATTAGTCAACGTTCTTAATGAACTTATAAAAATTATGGATGTAACTATAATAGAAGGATTGCGTAGTGAAGAAAGACAGAAGGAGCTATTGGCTAAGGGGGCAACGAAAGTAAGATATTCCAAGCATATGGATGGAAAGGCGGTAGACTTAGCCCCCTATCCGATAGACTGGAACAATAGAGATGGCTTTCACTATATGGGTGGAATGATACGTGGTATAGCACATAAGCTTGGACTTAAGGTAAGATGGGGTGGCGACTGGGATTCTGATGGTGATGTAAAAGATAATGGATTTGATGACCTAGTACACGTGGAGATACTTGATTAATGCCTAAGGCTAGTATTAATATAAACGACTTTGGTAGAGGTATAAACACGGTTAAGAACCCTAGGGACTTAGCAATAGGAGAGTCTCCTAATATAGTTAACTTTGACACATCCAATAGAGGTGAGTTAAGACCTAGGAGTTATTTTAATGAACAAACAAATGGAAGTTCTCTAAGACTAGGTTCAAATGGCGTAGATGCACACACCGCATCAATAAATCCCGGATATGGATTGTATTACTTTGAAGCTGATGAGGCTATTGGTCTTAGAGGTGTTACATTTACTGCCTCGGGTGCTGTATCATCTACCACAAATGCTGGCTCAAACATAGTATTTAATGCGGCAAATGATGTTATATATATAAACAATAATGATTTTTGGACTGAGAATAATATATTATCTTCAACAACAAGCTTTCCAGTTAAAATAAAAATAAGTGGTACTTCAAATAACAACGGTACATTTACCGTAACGGGACTTACAGGTGTAGAAACTGACCCAGAAGGTTTTACAATACAGGGGTCAACTTGGAATGTTAGTGGAGATTTACAAAATGCGGCAATAAAAGTTTCAGAAGACCTTACAGATGAAAATGTTGCGGCAAGTACTAGTGTTACTATACAAAGAATAGGTCTTGTAGGAGACCAGTTATTAGCACTAGGGAATATAGATGATAGTAAAGTAGATATATATTCAGATAGCTCTGATGCTTGGGCGGCTGACAAGGTTACGGTTGTTAACACATTGGACTCAGGCGAAAAGCCAGAGTATGTATTTTACTACATAGACTCATCTCTTAGGGTTGCAGACGCTAATTTTAGAAACGAATCTACTCCTAAGTGGTATGGTTTTATAGATAGAAATCAGTTTCAGTACAATATAGGAACAAGTACTGAAAATGTTTGGAGAACAATAACTCCCGGATTTTATGAAGAAAGTAACGACTTAGCACCGCCAACTAGTGTTAATAAAATAAGCACATCAAGTATGGATGGTAGTGCTGAGTTCCCAGCGTCTGGAGCTGGTTGGAATATAGCGGTAATAGAGACAGATGAAGAAGGTGAGTTTAGTCCCGGTGATTATGAGTTTTGTGGAACATTTATATATGATGGTAATCAAGAATCATTAATTACAAAAGACAATACAAATACAAAAACATTAGAAGGTTTTAAAAAATTAAAATTTAATGTATTTGCAAGAGATGATAGAACAAGTAGGTATGACAGGAGAATAACTGGCGGTAGAATATATTTTAGAGAAGCTGACTCTAGAGACCCTTGGGTTTTATTTGCAGATATAGATATAAGAAGAGGTGTAAGAGCTTCATTAGTTGATGAGTACAAAGGTTGGATTGAAGATGATACTGGAGGAGTTCTTTTAGGGCAGTTTAGAGTAACTACAGATACAACAACAGGTCATAGGGGGTCTGCCTACTGGCATCTTTTTGCACAAAGGCCTAATATAGATACCTACGAAAGTCTAAATGGTTACTCTCCTAATGATACAAAACAGATTGCATTTGGTAAGATAGGTTCAGGATATAAAACAGCGGTAGTAGCTAATAGAAGAACTTTTGTAGCTAATGTATTATACGATGATAACGCTACTAGTAGCTCTGATGATAATACAGATTTTCAGCACTATGGCGATAGGATAATGTTTAGCGAAGTAGGTAAGTATGACTTGTTTCCTAATTTTAATTTTATAGATGTTGTAAAGGGCGATGGAGAAGATTATGTAAGGCTAGAGTCATATGCTGATAGATTACTAGCGTATAAACAAAGAACATTACAGATACTAAATGTGTCATCTCCCTCTCCTTCTAATTGGTTCTTAGAAACTACAATACAAGAAGGTGGAGTTACTAAACCTTACTCAGTATGCAAAGGTAGAGGTGGTGTTATATGGGCAAATAAAAGTGGTGTTTATAGATACGATGGCTCATCAGTTAAAAAAGTTACAGATGGTAAAATAAAAGATTCAGAATGGAAGACTTTTTCAGCATCGGATAAAATGTCACTTGGGTATATTGGAGACACAGACCAAGTTATTATAGTTCCTAGAGTTGATGGAGGTAGTTCATCTTATGGGGATGCTTATATATACGACATAAGAAATGATTCTTTTGTTCTTAGTGAAGATATCCATCCTAATCAAACTAGCTCTTTTAAACCATCTCTAACAAACTTCGTTAATGATTCAGAAGGTAAACTTATTGTAGGTTACGATGTTGATTCAACAGATTTAGGTGGTGCAGGTGCTAATAAAGTACACTTTACACCTTGGAATGAAGGTGAAGGAACTCATAAAATATACAAGCTAGAAACTCCTGACTTGAGTTTTGCAGAACCGCACAGAACTAAGAAAGTTTACAAAATATATGTTCATTACAAGTACACACATTCGGATAATGGAATAGCATATAATGAACCTATTACTAAATCTAATGTGTATTACAGAGCTAATCAAAGAGGTAGTTGGAAGAATGTAACATCTGGAAGTATGGAAAACTCTGAGAACGTTCTTAGAAATGGAAACTTCGATAGGTATTGGTTAGGTTGGAATGATATATTCAATGACTCTAGTAGTAATGAAATAACTGATTGGACTTTTGTATCTGATGGTTCTGGTGGTAGAAAAGCTAAGTTTACAGCAACTGGTTCTCCTTCTATAGTTTTAACAAATAAAGAGATAATAGATGGTGGTTTAACCTATAATACTAAGTTTACAGTTTCTGATTATTCTGCAGGTAATGTAAAGCTAAATGTAGGTGGCGTAGCTGGTACAGCTAGGACAGCTAATGGTACTCACTCAGAATCTTTTTCACCAAGCAGTGATGGCTATCTTATGATATCGTGTAGTAATGATTTTGTAGGTAGTATAGACGATATAATAGTTAGGCCTACTAGCTCTAGAGAATCTTATGGAGTTGCTGTCTTTGAATTAGAGGATACTAGAGGGGTTAGATGTCAGAGTATGGCTTTTAAAATAGAAACATCGCTTACTAATGCATCTAAGCTACATATAAATGATATACAAGTAGAGTATAGAGTACTACAAAACAGGGTATTTTAATGTCTAGAGATATAAGAAGATTAATTAATTTTACTGAGCAACCTCAAACATTTAGTAATAGTAGTCCAGCATCTTCTTTGCAAGAGGGTGGTGTATCTGTATCTTTAGAGGGCGGTAGATTAGCAGTACTTAGAAAGCACAAAGGTTTAGTATTTAAATCATTTATGACATCGGATGGCAATCAGTATGTAGACAGAAATCTACAAGTATCTGGAGAGATAAGAGGTAATGAATTAGAGTACACTAATCACAATGTTGAGAGTCCGGGAACAGATAAGGTCTATTTAGGCGTGAATGGCAAGGCAAAGAATACATCAATAGACCATACAACAACTTGGATAGCACCATATAATGGTGTACTTAAAAAGATTTTATTATATGGTAATGCATCTGGTGGGAACACAGCAGTTGGCTTACATATAAATTCTAACACTACAGCACAAAAAACAATAACACAGTCACTGTCAGCAACTACTACGTTAGAGTATATATTCTCTGACTTAAATAGTTTTGACAAAGGAAACCTAATATCTATTAGTGTTCAATGTGCTAGTGACCCAACTCATTTAAGAGCTGTATGTGTTTGGCAATATAATACATTAAATAGGTAGAGATATGCAGTATAATACTATAAGACAATATCAAGAAGGTGGAGCTACAAGAAGAGCCTTAGGCCAAGCATTTCTTGGCAAAGGGATAAAGCAAGGTGTAGAGGAGCTAGAGGAACAAAAAAGAAAAGCTATAAAGGAAGGCAAGAGGAGAGGTTTGCTTGGTTCTGTAGGTAGCTTTCTTGGTAGTGTTGCACTCCCGGCTCTTGCAACAGCGGTACTTGGGCCAGTGGGCCTTGTTGGGGGGGCATTAATTAAAGGTGCTGGTGCTGGACTAGGAAGAGGTTTAGGTGAGACTCTTGGTGGTGTAGGTTCTGAAGATGTTTTGTCAAGTAGTACAGGATTTTTTGCAAAAGACTTTGACACTTTAAAAGATTACCAAAAAAGTTTAGGTGAAGGTATTGGAGGTAGGGCATTAGGTCAAGCCGCAGGTACCGCATTAACCGATTTTGCTTTATCTGGGGGACTTAAAGAGTTAGCAGAAGCTGGTAAGTATAAAGCTAAAGGTGCGTTAGGAAAATTACGTGCATCTAGATATTCAGACCCTGTAACCGCTGATACTGGTGCAGTTTTTGACGAGACATCTGGAATGTATGGAGATGTTAATGTTTCGGATTTTGATACTTCCTTACCAGATACTTCTGGATTGACTACCCAGTCAGATATAGATTACCTATCAAGTTTAGATAGGGCTAATGAATTAGGCGATAAGAATCTATATGAGTACTCTAGACAAATGAGCTTACCACCAAGTGCAGATGCTGAGATGTTAGGAGATGTTGAAGTTCCATCATTTATGGGTGATATGATTAGGTCTGGGGAGCTGAGTGCACAGGGACTACCAGATGTTTCTAGTTTGCCTAGTAAGTCAGAAATTGATTACATAAGTTCTTTGTCAAGAGCTACTGAAACAGGTTCTCTTAATAGAGCTTTAGATATGTCTCAAACAGCACAATCTCAAGCTATGCAAACATCTAATCAGATGCAAGACTTAATAAACTATCTAAGTCCTAAACCAACTGTTGCAGACTTCTTACAAATGAGACAAAGGCTTATGTCGGGCTATGCAGGCGGTGGGTTATTTAATCCTATGAAAACAGGAAGGAGGGTGTTTTAATGGCTCAGTCAGATAATATACCAGCAATGCTACAGTCAGGAGAATATGTAGTTAGAAAAGAAGCGGTAGATAAATTAGGAAAAGATACTATGGATATGATAAACAATGCAGATAGATTAGGATATATGGGTGGAGGCCTTGTTCCTCAGGGAGAACACGGTCACTCAGCTATAGATGAACTACTAGCCTTAAACACCTTAGCAAATCAAAGAGGTGTTGATATGACTAGAGACTCAGCTATGATGAATAAAGGTGGTAAAGTATTGAAGAAAGCACCTGAAGGTAATAAAGGTTTAATGAAGCTACCGCAAGAAGTTAGGAATCGTATGGGGTATATGAACGAGGGTGGTAAAATTCTTCCCGGGGAGTATATATCAAGGTCTGACCCACGTCACCCAATACACAGAATGACAGAAGCTGATATGAATAATATTGGAACTGTAATGTCAATAATTAAAGATTATCAAGACAGTATGGGTGGTAAGCAACAATCTCTTTCTCGTTCATTAGGTTTTAAAGGAGACCAAGATTACAACCCTGAATATTATGAAAGGATTGATTATGGAGAGGCTACTGGGCCAAAAACTGGTAAAGAAATGTTATTTACTAGGGGTGAAGATGGTGTTTTAAGAATGCAACCTACCGTATATTACGGAGGATTTTCACCATTAAAAAACATATTTGAAAAAATAAGAGGGGAGAGAGAAATTGAAGAACTTCCTTCCTCTGTTAAAGATTTAATTGAGGAAATGTCTAGGTCTGAAGGTATGAAAGATGGCGGCATGATGGATAATTATATGTACGGAGGCATATCTAAGAAAAAGAAAAAGAAAGGGTATGAAGACGGTGGCTCTGTAGGTGTGGTTAATGAAATAGGAAAAGCTAGAAAAATGTTTAGTGATATAGACGACCTACTAGCAACAGTCGCCTTAATGGATAATTATACCTTTGGCCCAATGCAAAGAAAGACACTAAGGTCTATGCGTGAAGCTGATATGGTAGACCCTAAAGATACTATGGAGCAAGTAATGATGTTACTTAAAGCTCGTGAGCAAAACAAGATACCATCGTTTGAAAAGCGTAAAAGCTATTATCAAGGTGGGAGTTCCGGATTCTCATCCCCAGAGGCAGGGTCAGGTTCAGGTTCACAGTCTTCCACTACACCAGTTGACTTTCTAGAAAGGGGCTTTGATATTTACGGAAGTAGACCAGAGGATGCGGCTATATTAAATAGAGTAACAGAGCTTTTTGGATTTGACCCATCAGTAGGAACCGGAAAAATTCAGGATATGATAAGAGGTTATAGTTCTGAATTTACTGGTTTATTGCCTAATGTACAGCAATACGGAGCTGGCTTTGCAGAATTTGGAGGTAGAGAAAAAGACATACAAACTGCAAGAACTGGTGCTTATTCAGAAATAGATAGAGCCTCTACTGACATAGCTTCCTCAGAACAAGATAGGCAAATGGCTGAATTAATACAATATCTAACTCAACTAGAAACTCAAGGTGGGGTAAAATTTACTTAAGAGGTATATAATGGCAAGAAGAATAGTATTACAAGAACCAGAAAGCGGACTAGATGTATTCCTAAAAGAGTTATCTAGGTACGCTAGTCCTCAGTATCAGTTATCTCTTAGAGAACAAGAGCGTGCTGACGCTAGATTAGAACTATCTAAGAGGCAGATGGATGAGAATGAAAGAAGGTATCAAGATTCTCTAACGCAACAAAAGTTTCAAAATGATATAGCATCTCAAAACGCTGAAATAAATAAAGAGAAGTTTGAAATTACTAAATCAAATTCTGATTTTGAAATGGCTAAACAATATATAAATGAATCTTTCTCTGGTATGAATGCACAAGAAATAGCTAATATGAATATAGACTCTTTATTAATAGATGTTGCAGACCCAAGAGCTAAGTCAAGAGCTAGACAATATGCAAACAATATTCAAAAGTCAGGGAGAAGACAGTTACAAACAATTACGTCTAGAATGAATTTATATAATCAAGGAAGGGATGCTAATAGTCAAATAAGTAAGGCAGAAGCATTGGATTTATTTGGAGATGATAAAAGATATAACGAGTTTTTAGTTAGTAGTTACTTAAAAGAAGGTCAATTAAATGATACACAAAAAGCTTTAATAACTTCAAACACATCTAGATTGACATCTCTTAGAAAACAAGAAGCAGACCTATTAGTACAACAAGCTAGCGGTGTAGAAGGTGCTGTTGATGCACTAGCAGGAGTAACGGATGCTATTCAAACCTTACAAGCTGAAATAGATTCTATCCTTAAACCCTCCAGTACACAAAGAGGTGATTCTAATATAGACCCATTTAAGGACACATCTAGCACAGCTACAGAACTTCCAGACTTTCTAATACCTGACTATACACCCGGAGAAATGACAGGTGCTTTTGCTAGTGACGATATGTATAACGTGTTATTTTCAGATGAAGAAGATGTAGTTGACAGTGCTGTAGATATGGCTAATAGAAATGCATCTGGAGAAGATGTTAAGGATGTTGTTGTTGGGCAAGACAGTGAACAGGAAGATGCAATAAGCTATACAATGAACAGTGCTCAAGAAGCTGTTAATTCTGGAGATATAAAAAATTTAGAAGATGCTAGGTCTCTTGGTATTCCTGAATCAATTATATCTGGATTGAGTTTTAC